TCGCTGTCGCCGGTCACTTCAACGACGACCGTCGTACCGTCACCGCTGTTCGTGATCGATGTTATGTCGGGGGTACTCGGCGACGTTTGCGTTCCGAGTGACCGCAACAGATGTCCGACGACCGCGCGTCCGATCATAATTCGCTTTCCAGTGTACGCCCGACGACGTGCGTTTGCGCCGTGACAGGACTCCCGCCGATCTGGTACAGATACTTCGTCGAGAGGACCGTATCCGTGTCTTTGATCTTCGCAACAAGGGTGTAAGTGTCGCCTGTCGTGTCGACGACGATGTCCGCTTCCGCGAAGTTGATCAACGTATCGATGTTCGCGAGTGCTGACGTGATCAACGTATCGATGTTCGCGAGTGCTGACGTGACCGATCCAAGATTGGTCGACGCGACTTCGTACAGTGTCGATTCCGCCGCGCGCACCACGAACGAACCGGCAACGCCGGTCGGTGTCTGACCGTCTGCCGTCAGACTGAAGAACACAAGGTATTCTTCCCCGACTTCGAAACCGTTGCCCACGGTCACATCGAACGCGATTTCGTACACGCCTGAAGGGTACGTCCCATCGGTGAGAAGCGTCGGCGTTGCTGTGTCGACCGGCGCGGCATCTTGCGCCGCGCCCGCCTTTCGGGCGTATGCGACCGGGGACGAACCGTCCGTCCCGCTGCCGTCCGTGTCATTGACGGCGAACGGGAAGTATACCGTCGAACCGATAGCAACGTCCTTAAACATGGATCACTCCCCGGCTTCGAGTGCGGTCGCATGATCGCGAAGGTTCTTCGCGTCGGCGATCATCTTGTCGGCTTTCGCGCGAAGACCGCGCGCGTCGTTCGCTTTCTTGATCCGCCCGATGGAAGCGGCGACTTCGCGAATCTCCGGTCCGGTCAATCCGCTGTCGGCAAGCCCAAGTGCGAACGCTTCAATCGCGTTCTTCTTCTTCTTCAACTCTTCCGGCATGGTTACACTCCTGTATGGGTTAAAGCTGTACCAGCAACAGGCAACGAGTCAGCGCGAACCCGGACGTCACCGAACACGTCTCCGGGGTTCGCGGCATAGATGGGGTTCGTCTTCGGGGCAAGGGCGAGATGATGGTGCGGCGTCAGGTGATACCCGTTACCGGACGAATCAAGAATCGAGTCTTCCCCGGCGGCATATTCGCCGGGGTTCCCTTCGTCCATAAGCCATGCGGCAATCAACCCGCTTGACACCGACAAGGGCGTCTTCGAAACGAGCATCGTCGCGATCTCGGACGGCGTAAGCTTGCGGTTCCAAAGCCCGACCGGGCCGATTGTCCCGACCGTGCCGTTCTCGGAATGCGTCGGGATGTACTGTGTCCCGTTCCCGATTGCCATGTACGCGCCCGGATCGTATGGGCCTTCGATGACGTCGACGTTATGTTCTCCGAGAATCGAAATTTCGTCGGTGTTCGCGTACATCAAGGAAGAGATCGGAAGGTCGATGACCCACGTCAGAAGCACCCATCCCGAAACCGGAGAGATATCGTCGCTGTAAGTCCGCGTCTTGTAGGACTCACTATCCTTGACGGAACCGTGAAACTCGACGCCGGACAGGTCGCCTCTCTGCTGAATCTGCCAACCGCCCCAATATGCACCATACCCCGAATGCACGATAAACCCGAAATCGTCCGAAGGGTTGAGCAACCACGCGGACACGGTCGCTTCCGAGAGTCCGTCTAACGTCAGGACTTCGTCGGTCACGCGAACCGCCATGTTCTTACCGTTGAACGTCAGCGCCATTAGTCCGGAACCCTTATTACGTCGTTGATATCGACGTCTTCACCAACCGCGACACCGTCAAGGGCGATCGTCGCATCGTCGACTTCGAGCGAACCCCAGATGGTGACGCCGTCGGACATCGATTCGGTGAAATCACCTTCGACTTTCGTCCTGACCGGACGGTATCTTGTGACCGGGACTTTCATCCGACCGGCAGCGCTTCGCCGCCTCTCCGCAAGGTTGAGCGAACGCCCGCGTCCGCATGTGCCGCCCAGTCAATCGAGCGACCGGACGCGGACTGACTGTCCGAATCCCCGCGCGCCCAGTACGCGCGATAAACAAGAGTCAGAAGGGCGGTCTTGAACAGCGCCGGGACGTCGTCGGCATCGTACCCGGCGTCGTACGTCACCTGATACCGCATCTGCCCCGCCCCCCACTTCAGACCGTCGGCGTATCGAAGAATGCGGTTGTCCTGAACGCGGACGTCTTCGGTGATCGTTTCGGTCAGGTCAACATCGGTGATCGCGGTCACGCTGTTGAGCGGCTTGCGTGTAGGCCAAAGGAACAACCCGCCGCCGTCGAGACGTTCCGTGACCGCACCGTCGCCGTCATGGAAGTACACGTCCGCTTCCTGTTCGATCCACTCTTGCGCCGCGTCAATCAGAATTTCTATGAACGCGTCGTCGTTTGAGTGTGCGACCTGAAGAAACTTCTTCACCGTCGCCGTGCTTACGATTGCCATGCTTGTTCCTTCCGAACCGTATGTCCGCCGGAACGACTGTCGGTTTACTGTATACCTTTTTCGCGTCAACTTGTCCAGTCGAGAGAAGTCGGATTGCGACCGTCTTCGGAATGATGTCTTCCTCTCCCGGTGCGCGCATGTGTGATTGACCGTCTTCGATGTGCGCCGCGCGAATCTTCCAAGCGCACAAAACCTTCGCGTCGTTCGGAAGCGACTTCACTTGTTCAAGTGTCAACATCGGATCGTCTCCATTTCCGCGACGGTGTTCAGCGCGCGCCGGACTATCGACGGGATTTCCCAGTCGACGCGATGGACAATGCCGTCGCCGCAATCGCCTTCTTCACCGTTCCAGTCGTGCCAACAGCACCGCCGACGTTCAAGGCGCAAGTCGGCGTACTGCGAACCGCCGTCGCGGTCCTTGTAAAATTGATGCTTCGCTTCCATGACCGAACGCGGCAACGCGTGTCCCAGATGATAGATGACCGTCTGGGGAACACGGATCGCCGCTTCGTTGACGACACGGTGAAGCGCTTCGTTGTTCGCGTCAACCGCGATGGGATGCGACCGGAAGCGGTACGTCGGACGCCACCACGACCACCGGTACATCGGACAGACGCTTCCGTACGGGAACAACTGCTGTCCCCATCGCGTCGCGCCTTCGTCTTTCGACTTGTCGTGAACCCAGTGTTCCGGCGAGTGCCAGAAGTTCACCCATCGCGGCGTGCCGAACGGAATGTCCGCGTCGATCCACTCGCGGAACCCTGTCCAGACTTCGTCGCCGTCGAGAACGAGCATGTAATTACCGGTCGCCCGCTTCGCGCACCATTCGCGCATCGACAGCTTGTCCGCCCAGACGTCGCGCGCTTCGATGTTGATCTTCCCTTCCGGATCGGGGAACGCCTGAAGGTGTTCAAGGGAACCGTCCGGCGGGACGCCACGGTCGACGACCTGTTGAACGGGACCGTAAGCGACTTCGATCTGATCGACGTACGGGTAAATCGCTTCGATGGACTCCGGGCAGAAACCCCAATAACAGATGAGTTGCGCCGTGATCGAATGGCGCTTGAACGAATGGTACGACAGGCGTTCCGCCTGTACGGTCAAGCGGTCCATGCCGTATTTCGCGCGGGCGCGCGCCGTGTCGATTTCAACCTTCGGCTTCGAGCATACGTCGGCGACGGTCCGCTTGAATGCGGGAACGTCTTTGAAGGGGACGTATATCAGGTCGCGACCGTACACCTGACGAAGAACGGGAAGATCGAACACGATTGCCGGGGTTCCCGCCGTCAGCGATTCGCCGGGGACCATGCCGTATCCTTCGAACAACGACGGCGCGATGGTGACATGTGCATGCTTGAACGCCTTGAACTTCGTCGCATCGTCGGCGTTCTTCAGCGGATAGACACGATGCAAGTCGCTTTCTTCCGCCGTGATCGGATCGCCGCCGAAGGCGACAAGGTCGAACGGGGTATCAAGCGCCATGATCGCTTCGAGTGCCACGTCGGGCAGTTTGTAATCGGTCTTGCGCGCGCTGTAGACCGCGAACGGACGCGACGGCGGTTCCCATCCGGAAGCTTCGCATCGGTCAAGGGCGAACAGGTTCGATCCCGGCTCGAAGACGCCGATTGGGATATCCCCCGCGCCGACGCTTTCCATTGCACGCCGGAGATATTTCGCGGACTCATGACTACACGCGATCAAATAGTCGGCGTGCTTGTAGACGTCGGACACGTTTTCCATTCGGCGCGATAGTGCGGGATGAAACTCCGCTGCCCAGTTCGCCGTTTCGAAGTTGAAGCAAACGAACTTCGACAGCGGGTTCGCTTGCGCCCATTGAAGCGCGCGTTTTCCCTGACTCGACTTCGAATCGGTCAGGACGATATCGATGTCCGGCGGAATGCGGTCTTGCCCTTCGATCAGGACGCGAACGCGGTCGTTCGCCGGATAGTCGGTCGACCATCGGGGATGCTTGTCCGTGATCAGGAAGACTTCGATCCCGTTCGCGGCAAGCGTCAGCGCGTATTGATAGAGAAGGATTCGACCGCCGGAATAGTGGTGCGTCGTTTTCTGCCAGATGCCGACACGCTTTGTCTTCGCGAACGCCGGGGCTGGTTCGCCAACGGTCGCGCGAATCACGCTGGACCGCTGCCATGGACCGACGCGCCCGGACGCAAGATACCGTTCGGCTTCGGACCGCGAATCAAGGGTGATCAATTCGCCCTTGCGCTTGTGAACGACGACGCCATATTCGCGGTAGTCTCCCGACTGAAGCACGCGATAGATTGCCATGTCAGTATGACTCCGAGTCCGGCAGAATCTCGACGTCGGAGATGTTGAATTCGCGGTACTCTTCGTCGTCTTCGTCGACCTTGACGCGGATTGTCGGGAGATTCATTGCGATGATCCGACCGCGAAGCGTCTCGCCGCCGACTTCGCACAGTACCGCGCCGCCGACATGGGGCGCGATATCTTCGATTTCCGGGCCTTCGGCGTCGTCGACGGGGGTTTCTACCTTCGCGCCTTGCCGGATGATGCACGCGGCGTCCTGCGGCGTCCTGACACCGTTTGCGACAAGGGCGTCGAGTTCCGCCTTGACGTCTTCGACGTCGCGGTCGATATCCCATGCCAGAGACAGAAGGTCTTGCGCCGTCGCCATCGGGACGCCGTACTTCTCCATGACTGCCGACAAGGCGGCGTCGCACTCTTCGATAGGGGTATCGGGGTATCCCCGCGCGAACGATTCGACCGCTTCTTCGCGCGACAGCATGCGCGCTTCGCGCCTGACTTCGAAGGACGCGTCTTCGATGGACATCCCGTCCGCGATCATCTTCCTGAACTTCGGTGCGACGCCTTCGTACGGCATGCCAACAATGCGCGCGACACGTTCGATTTCGGCACGCTGTTTCGGCGAGTCCGTCGGCGTCTTCTTTGATCGCATCGGATCGACGGACGCCGGGTCTTTCGTGAAGTCCAGCTTCGGTTTCTCCCGCTGAATGTACCCCGCTTCAAGTGCCGATTGCGCTTCGTCCCGAAGTTCAATGCGGACTTCTGTCCCGGCGGGGACGACGGTCGTCGTGCCGCGATGCTGTCGCGGCCATGCTTTCTTCGTCCAGTAAATCGCCATGGTTCGTTGACCTTTCCTTCTAGTGAAGCGGGGGAACCGCCACTATCGGACGGTTCCCCCGCGCGGTTTAATGCGGTCGCGTCCTTAGCTTCCGCCGGTCCCGACGAGAACGCTGAACGCCTTCGGCTGACGGGGCTTGCCGCCGACCAAAGCGTCCAGACGATACGCCGTGACGCCGTTCTTGAACTTGTAATGCGGCGAACGGGAGATGACCGCTTCCATCTCGACGGCGAGAAGGTATTGCAACCACTGACCGAACACGACGTCGCCGTTCGTGCCGATGGTCGATGCGTCCGTGCCGGTGAACCACGGCTGACCGCACAGACGGTCGAAGATGCCGTCACGCGTCGACGCCGCGAACAACGGGCGGTCGTCTTCGGTGTCGCCGGACTTCTGAAGTTGGAGATACTTCGCGACGCTGTCGCCGATGCTGAACGACGCGCCGATACGGACCGACGCGCGGATCGCGTAAATCAGGTTCACAAGGTCGGTATACGACACCTGACTTGCGACCTGACGCGCGACCGTGTTCACGTCGTCCGACTGCCGGATGCCGAGACACATGCTTCCGGTGTCGCCGGTCCCGTGAAGGACTTCCCAGTTCACGCGGCGTCGGAACGCCATGCCGAACAGGTCGAGAACCTTCGCTTCGAGTCCGACGCGGTCACGGCGGAGAAGGATGTTCGACATCTCCGTGTAGCAGTCCAGCGGATAGCACGTCACCGTCAGTTGCTTGATGTCGACTTCCGTTTCGTTTGCCGTGCTGCCTTCGGTGTTCCGGCTGACGGCGACGCCGCCGTATTCGTCGGAATCCTGATCGACGTGCGGTTCCTTGTAGACGCTGCCGGTGACCATCTCGCGACGCACGCGGTCGAAGATGTTCGGGTTTTCCGGCGGGAGAATTTGGAGTTCGGTCCCGTAGTCGGGCCATGACAGGTACGACCGACCGCCGCCCGCGAGATCATCGCTGGACAGCATCGGAAGCGACTTGTCGTTGACGTCGAACCCGCACGCGCGAAGCCAGAGAGACGTCGGCATCTTGCAAGCGGTCGCGGCGTCGTCGACGCGGTCGCGGAGTTTGTCGGACTTCGGGGTCATGCGGTCGATCTCGCGGTCGGAAAGCGACTTCTTCCGCATGAACTTTGCGAAAATGACACGCTCGGCCTTGTCTTCGGCGCCATGATCCTTTGCCTGACCGGGGACGTGTGACTTGCTGTCGTCGACGCTGTCGCCGAGTCCGTCGCCATCCGTCGGGGGGTCGACGGTCGTCAGTCCGTCGGCGCGCATCATGAGATCTGACGCGGCCTTGTCCTGCTCGGCGAGTTCGATTGCCGACTTCAGGTCGGCGTGCGCCTGATCGAACGTCGCCTTCGCGCCGTCGAATTCTTCCTGCGCCTTCGTGCGCGCGTCGTCGTCGGGCGCGGCCTTGACCGCTTCCGACGCCGCCATCATCGCATCCCGCGCGGCCTTCAATGCCGCCCGGAGTTTCTTCAGGTCCATTCTTGCACTCCTGTTTCAGAGAAAATCGCGGCGCGAACTTATACCAGTTCGGCGATCCGCATATCTGCGTCGAGACACTTCGTCTCGGCGTCTGCCAGTACCGCTTCGATGGAGTGCGTTTGCGGCTCC